ACCCTTGAACTTCTCTACAAGGAACTCAAACAGTTCCTCAAGTGGGGCTGGGCCACTTGCTCTACCACCAAAGGTCTTGAGACGTGCGCCAGCAGGACGAACCTCTGACGTATCCCATTGGGGTATCTGCCCTGCATACAAGAGAGAGATTAGTTCACGCAAAGATTTAGCCCATCCTGGACGGGAGTCTCCAACCTTGATAACTGTATCACTGACATGCATGTCTTCATTTACAACAGGTAGCTTCTCAATGTTGTGACGTTCTACTGAGAAACCCACACCCGTTCCACACATGAGTATATACATAGTCTCGTCAAAGGCACGAGGGCTATCCACAGGTACGTAAGAACAGTTATAGCCACCCACATGACAGCGATCCAACGCAGGACCAGCAGTCATCAATGCTCTCATGCTTGGCATGATGTCTTGATTTAGTACAGCCTGTTCCAGTTCACCTCGTAGTTCATCTGACAGGACATACTTGTGCTTACCCTTTAGATGTTCTGCCATGTAATCAAAGTATCGTGCGACTGTCTCGCCCCATGTCTCACGACGCTGCTCATCTTCTTTCCATCGGGCATACCTAGAAAGCGCAATAAAATTTTGATAGTCTGTTGGTAAATAATTGCTCATATTATCTCACTCCATAATAGTTTTTATATGTCTAATGTTTGCACCATCCACTTCATAAAAATATTCTTCAAGACTGTCTTGTATATCTTGCCCTACATTTTCATCTGCTGGTATAGGATACTCTTCTGGATCAATGTCTAGGGTTATGTATAGTTTAACTTTCATTACATTCCTCTATTAACTTAGCCAGATACCATTGCGCTTTCTGCAAATCTTCTATACCATTCTTGTAACGATAACGCCACAAGTATTTCATTATATTTCCCTGCAAATAGTATTCGTATCCATCACCTGTTGCTGCACGTATCGCGTCTATGCATTCTATACCAGCCTTATTATAATGAGGTGGGCTGTTCACCATATCTGTTTTTGTGCTTGATATTTTTGTTGTGTAAAATTCGTCCATCAGTTTATCCTCATCTTCAGCTAGTTTGTTTTTCATGTACTCTTCATGTCGCATTATGCAGTACCCTTTGTATCACTGTTAAAATTAATGGTAATGACATTGCCATCTACTGATTCAATCTCTGCTGTACCACTGCTTCTTTCGTCAAACTCATAAGAAAAATAATTCTCTACATAGTGAGATACAAAATGTCTAAACTCGTCATCCTGTTCCATGAGTGGAATCGTCGATAGCATACACTTAACTACATACTCCATATCTTGGTACAAGTCAAGAGGAACATCGTTACCTTGGCTACTGATGACAGAAAAATTTGCTTCGCCCGTATACTCTTCATTATCTTTTACAGGTCGCACCCGTATAAGAAAATCTTCGTCTAGTATTTTTTCTTCCTCTGTCATTTTTTACTCCTTTTTACTTTTGTCCCTTTGAACTTTACAAATTTTGGATGTTTGTTTTTTCCTTTTTCTTTTAACCAGTCTTCAGGAATTACACGATCATAATATCTAAAGCCATACTTAATACACCACTCACCATACGTTGACTTGGCACCCTTACGTAGCTTTCTTCTACTACTTTCAAATACAAAACGTATGTCTAAGTTAGGATGCTGCCTCTTAATTGCAAGATGCTTACGACGATCTGCTGCCGTAAACATACCCTTTGTTTCAATGATGATGCCGTTGGACAGCACGAAGTCAGGTGTGTAGGTTCTGTAAGCAAGGTCTTCCCACTCAATCTTGATAGACTCATAATCAAATTTTATTTTTAAGTCTATAAGGTATTCAGAAATCTTATGCTCAAGTCCGCTACGAAATCCTAGTTTACGTGCTGCCCTAAACCTTTTAGCATTATGCATTAGGATGCTCTACCAGAAAAGAACGATGCTTCATTATACGCAGGTGCTAACTCGACATATGAAACCATCTTTGGTTGTTTGGCTTGTGACTTCACTGCTGGTAATTCCTTTAGGTCCGGCCAACATTCTTTACGATAGTCGCAGAAAGAACACTCTTTACACAACATCTTATTACCTGTAGCCTTACCCCTAAATGTTTCTTCTACTGGCTCAAAGCACCGACTGAACTCATTCGTGTTCACAGTGTCGATTGTGCTATTGATCTTTTGCATCTCCGCTTCTTCATCAATGCCCGTAGCTGGAACATATTTGAAACTACCATTTGCTTTATTGACTACCCACCAGCCCCCAGGTTTTAGACCTGTAGCTTTTGCATAACCTACAAGCTGCGCTACGTAACCAAAGGCATCCCCGTTACGTAGTGTTTCAAATGATTCAAACTTGTTGCGATACGACCAATCAGATGCTGACTTGACATCATCAACAGCACCATCAAGAGTAAGATCATATGTTCCATTAATTGTATGTTCACCAATATCAAGTGATACACTTTCTGAATCTCCATACTCAACTCCTGCTTCTGTTAGTAGCCCTTTGAATACTGCTTCTACAATATCGCCAAGCATCATGTTCATAACAAATGTAGTTGGGCGAGGCAGGGCTGTCTCAGGTTTATTTTTGTCGAACCACAGTTGGCAAGTTGGCCTACCAAGATTAGACATACGTAACCTAAATTCACGTTTCCCTGTCCCACCAAACTGGCGAAGCACAGCCTGTCGAACATCCTCTGCAATTTGTTTAGCAGTGTCCTCTGACATGGTTGACTTACCTTTTGTGGCATCGTCCATGTATTTGTGCAACGCCAGTTCGGCTGGATGGTTCATATCATTCTACCTCTTCAACATCAATGTCAACAAAAGATTCAGCAAGTTCCTTTTCTTCTTCGGTTGCCTTCGCTACTTGCTTCTCTTCCCACTCTGAGAGAATCCTGCGATTGTGATTTTCAACCACAGCTTTAAAGTCTCTCAGTAAGTTTTGGTCAGAGTCTACAATGTCATGCACGGTATTCAAATCAGCTTCGCAGACAGGTATGTAGTACATACCACTTGGCCCTTTACGTTCAGCCGTCGTCACGATAGTGTCGTGCATAATGGGTAGTCTGCTGTGCTGTGCAAACTTATTGAATACATCACCGAAGTTTTTGTATCCTTCTTTTACTGACACATCATAAACGAATGGTACATTCTCCAGTTCAACAGAATTACCTTGTTCATCCTTTGCATCTACAAAGGTAACGGTACCGTATAGAGAACGAGTACGTTTGATGGACCGAATCAATTCCTTCATGTCCTGTGACAGTGCATCAAAGTCCTTGATGTAACCAGAAGGTTTACCACAGTTAAAGTTACCAGCATCGTCTTTCAAATCAATGTCTAGCTTCTCTGCCATGACAGTCTTAACATAGTTGTTGCTAGACGAATCATACTTCTGATACAGAAACCTTTGCATAAACAAACGCATCTTAATCTTCTCAGCGTAGACATCATTGCCATCTACGTTTGCCATGAAGAATGATCCAGCCGATATGATATCGACATTCATCGTCTTACCGTTAACCTCTGCCTTACCCTTAATAGGCTGGCTGTGGATTTTAATACGGGCAAGACTACTCTTGTTCTCACCTGTATCAGCAGCCATGCCTAGCATTTGTGCCATAGCTGCGTAGTTATTAGAATCAATTACTGCAAGTTCAGTCATATATAAATACTCCTTTCGTGTAAATTAGAAGCGTAGTTGTATCACACAACGTCTTTAGTGTCAAGCCAATTCTCACCAATTTTTGCTTCTAGTTCTAGTGGTACGTTAAATACGATACCCCATCTCATTGTAATTAAACCAGGAAGATCGTTATTAGTTTTGTTAATAATATCAATCACCTGACGTTCTTCGTTTGGATGCACATCCACTACAATACTGTCATGCACACTGTTCACAACACATGACTCCATTCCTACCAACAGCTTATCAATATGCAACAAAGCAATAGGCACGATATCTGCTGTAGCAAACGACTGCACAGGATAATTCTTGATCTGTGTAAAGTTTGTTATCTTACCACTCTCAAGTCGTTGCACCCCTTCAAACTTAAACTGACGGCCAGAGGGTGTAGTAATCATCTCTGTAGTTAGAGCCTCTTTAGCCAGTCTGGTATGCCAATCTGCGATGCCTTTATATTTCTCCGTGAAGTGTGTGTAGTATTCTGCTTCCGCTGTTGTTCTACCAAATCCCGTTGCGCCATATAACGGCGCGAAAGTATGCGCCTTCGCAGTCTGTCTGTCCGTAGGCTGACCAGCATTGGTAATAACTTCAGCGGTGTATGAGTGTACATCAAATCCAGTAGACACTTCTTCAATTGCTACTCCATCTTGTGATAGGAATGCAGCAGCCCTAAACTCTAGCTGGGCAAAGTCTGCTTCCAATACTTTACCATCAGGCCAACGAGATACAAACACCTTCTTTACAGGGAACGTACCACCACGTGGCATGTTCTGCATGTTGGGGTCTGCACCCGATAGCCGACCTGTGGCTGTCCTATGTTGCAACAGTCTGACATGCAACTTGCCATCTTGTTTAGTGTGGGTACGTATGCCTTCAACAAATGATGACAGGTATGTATCCACAGCCGACAGCCTACGTACCTTAGACAAGAACGATACTGCATCGTCCATACCCTTACTACGTGCTGCCTTTTCTAGTATCTCAAGGTTGCCCTTGCTTGTACTAAAACCATTTGCACTCGCCCACTTTGCATTAGGTGGCACAAACTTTAAGCCAGCCACCTTGTCAGTGGGTTTATACAGATAGCCACTAGCTGCACAAGTAACACACTTATGTGACTTGGCAAAGGGTGTGCCATCTTTCTTTGTCTTACGAATGTATCCTGTGCCACGACAGTCTTTACATTGTTCTGCATATGTTTTGTATATGCGTTCTGTTTGATTGCGTATCAAGTCTTTAAAGGGTGCGTCTTTCATGTATGGTTCAATGGTATTTGACCACCGTGTTTTGTCCTTGACTTTACGACTATAGATTACCCAAGACAATTGCTCTGGGCTATTGAGATTGATAGGCGTGTCACCCATGATGTCACGAATGTGTTCTTGTAGCTTGTCAATAAGTTGACGCTTCTCCTCTTCAAATTCTTGACGCACTGTATCTAAGGCAGTCAAGTCCACAGCAAAGCCACGCTGATAAATACGGGCAAGGCATACAGCTACCTGATTAGTCAGGTCTATTGTACCACGCAATCCAATATCTTCTTGCTTGTTTAATCGTAGCATCAGCCTGTCTGCCAGTTGTTGTGTAGCTTCAAGATCAGCAATGAGATATTCAGTGAGTTCATTGTATGGAATGTCACGAACACTCATTCCCTTTTTGAAATACTCTTTCAGCGTGTCTTGCTTCTTAGTATCAAGATCATAGCGTTCAGCACATGCCTCAAGCGACAACGGTTCTTTAACGCCACGCTGCAAGACATACTCTGCCAGCATAGTGTCAAAGACAGGACCATCATACTTGAAGCCTGACTCCCAAAGCCACAGCAAGTC